TGTCGAAGGCAGAAACGAAGTCGATTTCTCCATCGGACTTTTCAATAGTGAATTGAATATCTGGTTGACTTCCCCATTTAACACGTCGAGCGATTACAGATTCACCTGCAATTGTTTTTGCGCTCCAAACGTCATTCATAAATTTCTTATCAACTACCATATTACTTCCTCTGTTACGATCATGCGTTTTCCAAGATTGGACATCACGCAGTTTTCAGTGTATGTTTTCACCGCTCCATCTGTGTACAACACAGAGATCAGTGTCTCGTCATCCGCATCTGTAGAGATCGATGTGATCTCACCTGTCGCAGTGTAATCACGATACTGACGCAAAAATCCCATACCAACTTCGAACATGTCTGATTCCTTTTCTTTCTGACTACACCTTAATATCGCATATCTGACACCAAATGTCAAGCTTTATTTGTTATTATTTTGAATTTTCTTTTTGTTTGTTTTCAATGACATAAACTTTTTCTTCAAACTTTTTTCAAAATCTCTTGCTTCGACTTCGTACCAAAGATCCATATACTCATCATAAGTTGAATGATCAGACTGATTCGTTATGTCTAGTTTCTTACGTGCATATTGCATCACGTGAACCATCTCATGACAGATCGTTTCGACCATTTGAGATAGAGAGAGGTTTGCGTTCACTTCAAGTTCGAACTCACGAGTATCGATTGCGCAACAGTAACCGTACTGATGTGCATCCAGTTTGTTATTCAAGATCACATCAATCTCTAACGTGCGCATACGAGGCATCAGTTCATCAATACAGAACCTAACAACCTGTTCTGCAATCGAACGTTTTACTTTCGTTGAACCTTCTGCGTAAACATAATTCATTATTGTGCATTCCTCATTTTAGTCATACGTTCTTTAGCTTCGACCCATTTCTCGAAAGACAAAGGTTTACGTTGTTCACCACACGCAAGTTTCTTTTCTTTGAACTTCGACTTCAAGATCTTTGCCGCATCAGTTCCTATGAAACGTGAAACCAGTTTCAACAGATCACGACGAAACTGACGACCATGATGCCAGTTACCTAGACAGTGAGCCATCTCGTGGATCAGAGTGTATTCGTCAAGACCAACGATCAGGTCAAGAGTAATCGTGTTACCACGTGCCCAACCTGCAGTGTGACGACCAGTGTTACGTTGTTTCGAATTTACTGAAACAGGCATTATGTTACGACCTTTTTCTTCACGCAACTTTGCCCACAATGCAGACTTAGTGATCTGGTCACAACGTTTCTGCGCTTGACGGATAGTGTCAAACTCTTTTACTTCATATGCACGTTGGAACGCCCACTCGCATTTGTAGGTTTTAGTCTTTTCGGAATCTTTACCGTAACTACCTTTGTTCTGAGACATTTTCTGTTTTGACAGATAGTCCACATAACCTTGGATAGTTGGGATTGGATATCCCGCTTCACGCCACTGGGCGATATCTTTTGACATTGATGTTGGGTACGCAAGTCCTACCATAGTGATTCTCTTTCTCTTAACTTATACTTTAATATACCACTAAAATGACCTAAATGTCAAGCCTCAGAGGGAAAAAAGAATCTAAGGAAAACAGTCACTTATAAAATAATTTTAAAACACCTAAATAATACGATCCATGCGACGACATGGAATTAATTAAATTTGGAGTATATTATGTTAAAAACTGGTACAACATTAGCGCTGATTCTATCAGCGAGTGTAGCTTACGCAGGTGGACACGAAGCACACGAAGAAAAGAATGGTCCTTTTATGAATGGGACATTCGAAGTCTACATCGATGATACAAACACTGAAGGTACAGTAGATACCAGATTAGAAGTAATGGGTGGTTACGAGACAGATCTCGAAACACCGATTCTCAACTGGGCAGGATTTGGTGCAAGGTTCGATACGAACTATGCGTTAAATCGAAGTCTCGACAATACTATCACGGAAAAACAGGCAGGAATTGGTATCGGCGGTGCACGTCTATACTTTGGTGAGACAGATGCGCAGAGACTTGGGTTCGCAAAGACCTCGAAGATTGGCGCACCAGTAATTATCACAAAACCAAGTTCACGTATCGATCATAACGAAAAGATCGTACTTACGTTTGGTGGATGGGATCACAACGACGAATTCGAATTCAATTCATATCGTCTGAAACGTGAAATGCCATTTGGTGGTGTTATCGGTTGGAACCCAGAAGATGATTCATTATACTATGGTTCAACAGTACGTATTGCGATTGTTGATGCATCAGTCATGCAGATCAAGAAAGATGATGAGACACAGACAGGTGCGTCAATCGGTGCATCATTCCACAGACTAGGATTGCCTGTTGGAGTTGGTTACGAACAATGGACAGACGACGAGAACACTCGTAGAGATGTTGGTATCATGTATAATCATTCCAAGAAATTGATGTTGACTGCACACAGAGTTATGGATGATGATCTAGGATTTACATACAACTATCTAGCTGCGATCCACACAGAAGGTCCAATTGAACTTGGGTTGTATCTACACCAAGGAAAGACACAGGACAATCCATGGACTGGTCAGACTGTAAGTTCAGACGACTCAGTAAAAGCGACATTTAAATACAAATTCTAACATGTTTGTTGCTCAATTACCACACCCTATAATTCATTTCGTAGAAGTCTTTACTTTGGGTTTACTAAACCTAACTAGTATGGTATAACTCGTACATTGATTTGTACAACAATAAAGGAAGATACAAAATGAACAAATTTTTAGCAGTCGTAGTAGCGACAATGGTAGCAACAAGTGCCAGCGCAGACGACTTGGTTTCTGGTGCAGTTAACTTAGATTTCGCAGAGAATGCGGCAGGTGACTGGGCAGGAGCAATGGGTGTGGAATTGGATGTCAATTCAGCCGCAGGTGATGTTGCATTGGGTTTCGTTACTGAAGACGGTAGCGCAATCGATCTAGACACATGGACAGTTGGTACAACTGTTGCAGGTGTTGGCATTGCATTAGGTGATGACAACGGTGTATTCGTCGACGCAGAAGGTAACCATACTTTGGCTGCTCCTGCAATGACAGAATCAGTTGCAGTAAGTTTCGGTGGTGCGGCATTCGCAGTAGGTTTCACAGACTGGACATCAGACATCACAGACATCAGCAACGTACAAGGTGCATACACTTTGGGCGTAGGTACAATGGGTCTAGATGTAACTGCATCAGCAGACTATAACTTGGACAGTGAAAACACTGTACTGGGTGCAGGTATCGGTGGTGTAGATCTAGGTCTTGCTGCAGTAGGTGGTGCATTGACATATGATGTAGACGCATCAAACTTTGCAGGTGAGTTGGTTGTAGAAACTAACGGTATCACTGCATACGTTAACGGTGACCAAGATGAGATTGCACAAAACTTTGGTGCAGAATACACTTACACATTGGGTGGTGCAGAAATCACTGGTGGTGGTAACTACGATGTAAACGCAGAAGAGTTCAAACCAAAAGTAGGTTTGTCGTTCAACTTCTAAGTAAAACGATAAATAGTAATATCGAAGGGGACATTCGTGTCCCCTTTTTTATTGGAGATGAAAGTGAAAAAATATCTAGATTATAATATGAGAACAGATGGTCTTGGATTACTAGACGTAAATCAGATGTTCTATGAACTTTTCCAAAGAAAAGATTATGAGTGGTGGGGTGAAGTAAAACAAGGTGACGTGGTTGTAGACCTCGGTGCTTGTGTTGGGTTCTTTACATGTCACGCAATTGATCAAGGCGCAAAGAAGATATATTCTGTAGAAGCCAATAGAGATCATCTTCGGACACTGTGTTACAATGTATCCGATCATTGGATCGATCACGAAACATCACCAGTCGTTCCTATACATGCCGCAATAGGTAAAGACGATAGATATTCGCTCAATTATTTTGGGGAGAATGTCCAGGCACCTCGTATGAGTTTCAAAGAACTAATAGACAAGTATCAGATCCCTTGGATTGACTATTTAAAAATAGACATAGAAGGTGCGGAGTTTGATATATTCCAACCAGAGAACTTACAATACCTAAAACATCACGTAGGACATATTGCCTGCGAGTTTCATCTGGATGCATTTAGAGAATCACCCTACGAGTGGATACACTTTAGAGACAACATGTGTCAAGAATTCGATTTATCTAAATGCCATTTCTTGAGACACGAAGATCATAACCTTGCTCATGATGATGAAAAGATATTATCAGAGTGGCCACTGGGATGGGGTGGTTCGTTTATGTTGTATATTACCAATTCGTAATGTAGACCATAAACTCTGCAGGAACTTTAGTAAAGTCTCTCTGCATAATAGACCAGTCTTCATTTACAGCGTCTGCAACATATTTACTTTGATAACGAACTTTTCCCTGTGATGCAAAGTGTTGAAGAAAACTATCTCTCCACTGAATAAACTTTGTAGGACCATCGTCTTGTGCACGTAAGTGTACTTCAATCGCCATGTGACGAACATTGTTCTCAAAGAAGTCAATCATCTGAGGCTTTAGAATATTATATTCTGCCCCTTCACAATCTACTTTCAAAAAATCAATATTCTTTACATCGTGTTTCTCTAAGAACTCTGAGAAAGTGAATGTAGGGTATTCCTCATGTTCACCAAACACGTGTAATGTGTCAGACGGTTCATCAGACATTGCACCATGGATTGGAACAAATCTAGTAGGATCATCGATGATATGATCAGAAACATTTCTAATCGCAGTCTTTACTAGATTACGATTGGGTTCGATCATATAAACCTTTTCTGCACCTTTGTCTAATGCCAATGCAGAAAAGAAACCAACACACCCACCAATATCCACAACAACATCGTCTGGCAGTACTTCGTACCACCAGTTATATTCGCATGTGTTGAAGAATTCTTGGTATAGGTGTGCTGCTTGAGATAGATCAATACCTTCTGTACTGACCTTATAAGCATCTAATGTTTTATGATTCATGGTTTGTCGAAGTACTTTTCGAGCATTGCAAGTACATCGTCGTACTTTGCGATTTCCATTAGTTCGGCTTCCATCGCTTCTACGATGTCTGGGTGCTCACCGATACCTGTTGTTGAGTGCAAATAGACCTCAACGTTAGCACGGTGTTTCTCAACATGACCTTCTGCATGTTTCTTCAGGGCATTAAGTAAAATATCACGCATTGTGTACTCCATATAAATAGTTGTAGTATTAAAATTGAAAAGGTAATCTTCAATGATCACTAACTATTTATCTCCATCGTCATTCATCATTTCTATCGAAAGACTTCCTAACGTGGAATTTTTCACGCAGAAAGTTAATATTCCTGATGTCTCTGGAAGTCCACAACAGTTGAACACACCACTTGGTTTGATCTACGACTCACCAAGCCAGTTGCAGTATTCTGATTTGGACGTAACTTTCATTGTTGATGAAGACATGAAGAACTATCTAGAAATTTTAAACTGGTTAGAAGGGATGGGATCACCCAACTCTACAGATCAATACAAAAAACTGAAGGCAACGGACGAAGGTGTTCAATCAGATATTACTATCGTGATCAATAACAATCACAAGAACCCAAACAAACAATTCATATTCAAAGATTGTTTCCCTGTTGCACTCTCATCTATCAATTTGGATATTACATCAACAGATACAATCTATTCAGAATGTAATGCAACTTTTAGATATACAAACTTTACTGTTGCCAACGCTTAAAAAGTATGGTATAATATGATGAAATTATTTGGGATGATGATAAATGGCGAAAATAGAAGCGCTCAATCCTTTCCTACTGACATTCTACAAAGTGTCGATAGAAAATTGGAGTGTAAAGAAAAAACAACTTATGGATCTCATAGACTGGGACGATAAGGAGTGTTGGACAGATGAATGTTTTACTGACTACTATAAGAACATTCGCAAAAATGACAAACGTGCACCTTACACGGATCAGTTCATAGATATCCTCAAACCAGAGCTAAATGGGTTTGTACATAAGGTTCAACATACACCAATCAACAGATACAACTTTGACTTAGGTATGAAGATCAACAACCTTTGGGCACAAAGATATTCCACACAACATTTCATGCCACCTCACACTCACGAACCAAGTGGGTTCTCTGCAGTTCTATATGCGGAGTTTGATCAGAGGGAACACCAGGCGACAAAGTTCTGGGCACCATTCAAGAATACTGTTGATGCAATGGATTACAGATATGATCCACAGGTAAGTGAAGGAGATATTCTTTTCTTCCCCAGTTTCTTGATACATTATGCGGAACCAAACAAATCTAAAAAACAGAGAACGATCTTTTCGTTCAATAGTATTTTAAGACCAACAGGGGCGATTGACATATGAGTAAAATCCAAGCAAAAATAAAGATTATCATGGACGAGATACAGGAACTTATGGAAAGTCATCCAAGAGCGCATCTCAAAGAAGGTTCTAACATTCACACACTCATGGCATCGGCAGGTTTATACTTTCAACATATGGACGACGAGAATAAAGATTACTACCAGTTCGTATCGATGGCGATTGAAGAAGAAGCGGAGTGGAACGTATGAAGAGAATTCCTATGAAGGGTGGAGATGAACACGATGGTTTATCAAAAAAATCCCGTAATCTGTTTGTGTGGCCAAGAGGTTATCTGAAAAAGATTAAACGTAGTTATAATAAACGCTTTCGTAAAGCAGGAAAGAAAATAAATGAGTGATGATATTAATGAGATGTGGGCAAAAGACGCTCCCATCGATGAGACTAACCTCATAGGTGAAAGTAAACGTATTCCCTCATTGCACAGTAAATACTATTCAAAGTATTATGAAGAAGCTTTACGTGTCAAGAAACTACGTGCAGATCTTGCGCAGATGAAACGTGACAAGATGGAATACTACGGTGGTTCCATGGCAGAGGAAGACCTCAAAGAACGAGGTTGGAAACCTTTCCAGTTAAAAGTACTTCGGAACGATTTAGATAAATATATCATAAGCGATAAAGATATTATCAAACTGAGTCTGAAGATAGATTACCACTCAATTCGTGCGAACTATCTGGAAGACATCATCAAGTCAATCCATTCTCGTAACTTCGTTATCAAATCTATGATCGATGTTATGAAGTTCCAATCAGGTGATTATTAATTATGTCAGAGTCTATCCCACCTATTCTCCCAACACAAATTGTAAGTAACTATACTCGTACCGCATACGTGGGCGATGACTTGGTTACAACTCACGTCGAACACCAAGTGGTGAACGGCGCAATACGTGTTGCAGAAGTGGGATATACTCTCTATAATGGTATGGGACAATTGGTTGACTCTCCAAAACCGCAAGGTACAAACGTGAGTATTGATGTATGACTGATATAGTAACAGTTGAATTCATCGATCATGTCCACATGCGTGTGACGGCAGATCCATCAGTGCGTCAAGAGATCAGTGACTTCTTTTCTTTTAGACCAGAGGGATGGCAGTACAATCCAAAGGTAAAGGCAAAGATGTGGGATGGGATCATTCGGATCTATTCTCCTATGCGTCCTAAACTATATGTTGGATTACTTTCAAAGCTTGCAGAGTTCTGTAAAGTACGTGAATACATTCTTAATATAGAGACTGATGAATATGTTTCAGATATCTGTGAAGAAGATTATCCAGAACAACTCGCAGAAGAAATCAATTGTAAATACAAACCACGTGATTATCAGTCTGAATATGTTCGTAATGCAATTATCAATAGTAGATCACTCAGTGTGTCTCCGACATCGTCTGGTAAATCTCTGATCATCTATCTACTCCAACAACATTACAATCTTGCGTTTGGACATAGGACACTCATCATCGTACCGACGATTGGTCTTGTACATCAGATGGCAGGGGATTTTGAAGACTACGGATGTAAACAAGAGATCTATAGAATTCAAGGTGGAGTAGATAAACACTCGGATGCACCTATTGTCGTATCTACATGGCAGTCATTGGTGAAGATGCCCAAGGCATGGTTCGATCAGTTCAATGTAGTACTAGGTGACGAAGCGCATTTGTTCCAAGCGAAGTCTCTCACAACTATTATGGAAAAGTTAAACGACTGTAAGTTTAGACATGGGTTCACAGGAACTCTCAAGTCATCTGAGTCGAAAACACATAGAATGGTTCTGGAAGGTTGTTTCGGTCAAGTCAAACGTGCAGTCACCACAAAGAACTTAATTGATGCAGGTACAGTTGCAGACTTTAATGTCAAAGCAATTGTATTGACGTACGATGCACAAACAAAGAAATCATTTAGAGATGCATTCAGAAAGATTGATGCCCCTCAGAAAAAGTATCCTGCAGAACGAGAGTTCTTGACGAACCACGAGAAGAGAAATATGTTTATTCGTAATCTCGTCTGGTCACTGGAAGGACAGAACAATCTGATCCTCTTTGATCTGGTAGAGAAACACGGAAAGATCCTAGAGCCTTTGCTTCGCAAAGAAGATAGACAATTACATTTCATTTATGGTGGAACGAAAGGGGATGAACGTGAAGAGATCCGTCATCTCGTTGAGAACGATCCTATCAAACAACATAACATCCTCGCATCCTATGGTGTCTTCTCGACAGGTGTGAACTTGAAGAAACTCGACAACGTGATCTTCGCCTCTGGTTCTAAGTCTGAGATTAAGGTATTGCAGTCAATCGGACGTACATTGCGTAAAGGTAATGATGCAGATACTGCGACACTCTATGACATCTCTGATGATCTGACGAGTGGATCATTCACGAACTACACGATCCAACATTTCAGGAAACGTATTGAGATCTACTCTGATCAACAGTTTCCATTTAAGATTTACAACATTGATATCTAGCAGCTATAGAATCATTATTTAAAAGCGATAAATCGATTATAACAAACATCCAAACAGGAGTCAAGCTTTATTTTTAATTAATTTACCGCTTGACATCTGATTCAACATAGAGTATAATGTACAGGACTTGATACCACAGAAGGAGAGGTCATATGGCAAAAAGAGCCAAGAAGAATTATGTAAACAATAAAGACCTACTCGAATCACTCATCCAATACAAGGAAGCGTGTAGAGAGGCAGAAGATGCTGGCGAGGATTTACCACGAGTACCAAACTATATCGGTGAGTGTATCTTTAAGATTGCGAATCGTCTTGCGACGAAACCAAACTTCTCTGGGTATTCTTACAAAGACGATATGATTTCAGATGGAATTGAGAACTGTCTACAATACATTCACAATTTTGATCCAGAGAAATCCAAGAACCCATTTGCTTATTTCACGCAAATTATATGGTACGCATTCCTACGCAGGATTCAAAAAGAAAAGAAACAACTATACATCAGATTTAAATCTTCGCAGAAGATGATCTCAGACATGCAGGTTGTTGACGGTGCAGAAGGATTGGTATCCATGGCAGAACCGCCAGAATATATCAATGACTTCATCAGTGACTTTGAAGAAAAACTTACTAAGAAAAAGAACGAGGGCAAGTAAGATGCAATATTATAAAATGGAACCGACTTACAAAAAGTCAGTAGTTGAAAACACTACGTTCATGAAAGCAATCGATGGTGGACATAAAGTAGAAGGTGGTAACACACTATGGGCAACTCTTGAAGTTGGTTGGCGTTGGGGATCATGGGTAGTCAGTGTCCCAGAGTCTGAAGAAGAAATCATGGACTTTGCCAATAACAAAGTCGGTAGTCTTACAGAAGGTGACAGTCGTTACTACAAAAC